GCCGTACGGTATCCGGCCCAAGTTCCGCGCCGCGTCGTACGTGTACGTAGTGGATATGTTCGCGTTGAATCGGTGTATACGCTTGTCGCGCGAAAGACTCGCCGGCGATGTGACTAGGTGTTGCGCCTGCACTTCGATGCGTAGCGGCGCGCTGTTGACGTCGTCGGTCATGCCCAAAATGTCGTTGATGTCTACGCCGATCGATCCGGACAGTGCGTCGTCGGCCGGCGTAACGCCTTCCGCTATCAGTGACGGGCTGCCAAGCGATTCGTCGTACAGTTCCCAGATGTACGACAAGCCGTCGCCGGCGTCTGCTCCATCCGGGTCAAACGTACTGCCGTCGTCGTTCAGGCCGGTAACGGAATTAATGCCCCTAAGGGTGCGCCAGTTCCGTTGCTGCCACGTGATGTCGACGTCGTTTGACGTTATAGCCACGGATATTGCGTCGTCGTTCAGTATGTTTTGCACTCGAACATTGAACGGCGACAGCGGCAGGTCTGCGCGCGCGGCGTCGCCCATTACCGCCACGTTCGACGGTGTGGCGTCGCCTATCGCTAGCGTCCCGCTTTCCTGCGTTGACGGCAGCATTTTCGCGTCTACGTGGTACGATTCGGTGAACTGCTCCGACGTTATGCCGGTCCCGCCGAATCCGATAAACCAAACGCGTGAACCCGCGGGCCATTCCTGAATATTACTGTCTAGCGCGCCGCGGTATATGCCGTCAAGTTCTACGCCGGTCGTTAGCGGCGAACCGCCTATCGATTCCACGCACTGCTTGTACAGAACGAATTCCCCATAGTCGCGCCCGGTGTCCGGGCTGCCTGGAGTTGCGTTAGACGTTATGTAAACGCACGTCAGTAAGTTGTTGATGTCGGTAGTTGAGCGTACGGCCGCGTCAATGATCGGTGCAAGCGACTCGGAAATCGGGTCGACGAATGCGCTACCTGTCCCAGCAATAGGGAACCCCGCGCCGATGTCCGTCGCGTCTAGCTGCGTGCGCAGTATGCCGCATTTTACGAAATTTGGAGTCGACCCCAAGTTTTCAATGAACTGCGTGGCCGCGAGCGCCGGAGTTGATACCGCTTGCCGTGTGTGCGTCACGTACTCGTCGCCACTGCCGCCGGTAAGCCGCGCAAGGTGTGTGATCCGCGGGTATTCCAGCGGGTTCTCGGTGTCCTGTAGCTGCAACATACGCGGGGTTTCGAATATCAACTGGTCGACCTCGGCCAGCGCCGCCACGGTCTGGGTCGGCTCTGTCCATGAACTGTCGATCGGGTCGCCAAAGCTTGCCGCCTGCGTCGTGAACACGTCTTCCACTGCGTCGATGGTTATTTTGTTGTTCAGTAGTTCGCCGAAATCTACGCGTGAAACACGCATCAAAAGTTCGGTTATGCCAAGTAACGGCCACGTCAGCAGGAACGGGTCGCCCGGCTTGATATCGTAAAACTCGCGGTTTACGGTGATGTTCGCCTTCGCCAGTGGTATAGCCAGCGAACGGATGTCGCGCCACGCAAGGCTATTCGCAAGCGCTGCGTTCTTTACACCCATGTACTTTTCTGTTACGGAAACGTTCGCGTTCTGAATAAGCTGGTTTGCCATATCCTGCGCCAGCGCAAAAGACTTGGCATAGTTCTTGTTTGGGTCGGAATACTCCACGCGAACTTCGTTCGTCGTTTCGCTCCACGTTGCCCGGCTGAACTCCACCCCTTCGCAGTTCGATTCGTCTGCAACGAGCATAGAAGACGCCGGGCTCGGCAGGGTTGCTTCACGAATGAGTGTGAACACGTACACGCCCGTAGCCGTGTCGCGGGTCAGTACGCCGTCGCATTGCCGCTCAATTTCATTGATCAGCGCAGACGCTTCCTGCGGGTTGTCTAGTATCGCAGAAAAGCCGTTACCTTCCGCGTGCAGGGTTGTTGCAGCGTCGACAAAGCCAGCGACGTCAATTTCACTGCTCGATATAGCCAGCCCCCAATCGGCATTTGTCAGGATTTCGTATAAAACGTACATCGGGTTCGCGTCCAGCCCGTTTACAATTTCCAGACCGGTACTGTTTGGCGATAAAGACGACGTGAGCCCCATCGGAATGCGGCGACTAGTGAACTTGAACGGGCGAAGCGACGGGCTGCTGCCGATGCCGATCTGCTCGGCGACGACGTGGTGTGTCCCGCGGTACGCCGGCAGGATGTCCGGGCTTCCAGATACAGCGCCTTCAAGGTACGTCGACCGCAACTGCGTTTCCGTGCCCGGGAACACGCCGAAATTCCCGACAATGCCGCCGCTGTTCTCGCCGAATAAGGCGGGCTGATTGACTGCTATGGTACCGGACGATACCGGCACGCGCGGCGACGTCGTGAAGCCGTCGTAAATATATTCGTCGTCGACTTGTACTGCTAGAATGCCGTCGTGCTTTCCGTCTAGCGGTCCGCGGCATATACCGAATTGCAGTCCCAGATAATAGTTGTACCCGACTGTAACCTTTTTCGACGAAAACATAGATGTTCTAACTTTTTCGCGAATACGATCGGTTCGCAAGTCGCCGTACCATATGACGTTAGGCGCTGTAATGTCTACCGTACCCCAAAGCAGCGGGACAGCTCGGCCTTCGGTGGCTGTCGGGAAGTTGAAATCGCCCAGACCGGCGGGTCGTGCGTCTTCAAGGTCGGGCTTCGGCTTGAACAGCTCGGCGAGTACGAATGCTGCCGCGTAGACCAGCAGGTAAACGAAAAATGGCATCGGTCATTCCTTCATTAATTGTGATTTTGAGAATGGGTTAATCGTAGGAACGAACGGAAACCCGCCGTAATTCAGGATGTTGCTAAACTTCTGCGCGCACGTAACCGCCGTATGGTCGCAGCCCTGAAACGCGTCAACGGTTCCGCCGGCCACGTTAGCCTTGAATGGGTACAGGATGGTAACCGCGATTGATGTCTGCGCGATGATAAGCCGCTCTTCTGATCCGCCCGGTATCTGTAGGTACCCGCCTACGAACGGCGTTCCAGATGTCGGCAAAGCTTGTACCTCGATAACGGTTCCGCCGCCGCTAACTGTCAGCGCCGTTCCGCTATGCTTGAATGAACCTTCAGAAGCCTTGCAGCGCGAATCGTAAAGCACATGGTTGCATAGCCCCTGGTACTGGAACCGCGGGACCTGCCGCGAAAACAGCTCGTTGAACGGTATGCATCGCATTTCCGCAAGTTCGTCCTTGAACGACACAGACGAAACGTACCCTTGAAACATCATAATGCTTGTTGTGGCTGGAACTGCGTCCGGCTGAATCCGCTGTATTGTCACGTTCAAGGTGTCCGACGGCTGAATCGATATAAACTGCGCCACGACTTCTTCGAGTGTCGGCAGTGAAATCGTTAAAACGGTCGATTTCTGTTCCTTGCTTTGCGTAGTGCTTCCGCGCTTTATCGCTATCGGCGAATACGTGATCGAATTGAACGTGACGTCCCCTTCGGCGCTGGTGAACTTCCACGTCGAAGCGCCCATCGTGAACGTGTACAGCTCCACGGGTCGCGATGTTTCGACACTGACTTCCAGTTGGTCTAAAGTCGACATTATACGTCGTATGCCCCCATTACAGGTATGGTAACTTCTGAATCGATACTTTCGCCCAGCGCATCAGTCCATTTATGCATTAGCTCGACTGAATCCGTGGCGAACCTTGATTTTACCATAAATTCGATGCGGTCTACGTCCGCAACTGTGAATCCGATCGGCGATGCAGGCGCGACGGTCAGTTCCTCGACGGTGCTCGAAATCTCGATGCTGCTTTGAATGTCGAAGAATATCCATTTTTGGCCGGGCTGCCAGTATTCCGGGCTGCCGACGGCCACTTCCGGCGACGTAACGGTAATCCCGGTCGGGTTATCGACCAGACGTACCGCCAAAGTCGTGAACGGCTCTTTCGTTTTAATGAACTGCGTGTACCCGATATTATCTATCCGCAGCGTTGATCCGCCAAGTCCCACGTCTAGCAGTAAATTAGCGTCTTTGTTGAACGTAGGCAGGTAGAACGACGCTTGCTGCCCTCGAAGAGCGAACAATAACGACTTGATTTCCCACATACGCGCAGCCGTTTCGATGCTCCAGCGCTTTTGCGTCGTCGGCGTCGAACGGTCTTCCGTTGACGATTGAAGTATCTCGCCGGTGTCGCCGTCGATACGCGTGATTTTCTGCGTGAACCCTTCGGACAGTTGCCTGTCGACGACGTTTTTGTCGTCAATAACGGCCTTCGAGTTGTGTATGGAGAACCCGGACAAGCTTTGCGCTATAGATGTCGTGTCGTTGTCCAGCGACGTGAACGACACTTTTGTTTTCTGCGCTGTCGACGGGAAGCGAACCTTTTTGACGCCGTTGTTAAGTACGCCCGGAACGACCGGTACCAGCAGCGCCTGCCCGGCGGTGTACGCGTTCCCGGTTCCGCTGCTGAACGTTACCTGCGCCGGCGAACTGCTTACCGTGGATATTTCGAGCGTGTCGGCCGTGCGGTTTCCGTCAGCGTCGAATGATATCGCAACGGCCAGACCGCCGGCGCGAAAGTCCGCATTGTCAGTGGATGTTACGCTGATCGCTGTCGCGCCTATCGGGACGTCTGCGGTCATTAGCCTAGCGTCCCACCACAACGGCACGCCAAAAACGCGGCTGTGCCAGTCGAACATGAACGCGTTCAATTGGTTCCGGGAAAAGTCTGTCGCCGTAAGCGCCTCGAACGATATTTCCTGCCGCGGGTATGTCCGCACTGAAACGCGCTGTTCCGTGCCGTCTGCCGCCTTCATTACGTCGGTCAGCCACGACAGCTTTTCCTTGATCGCGCCGCCGGCGGGCGGAAGCCCGAACAGTATTATACGCGTTCCGGTAATCGGAACAGATACCGACGTTACGTCGAAAACGAAGTCAAGGGTACCATTGATCGTTGGCGGTCCGCTTGGCGAAATCTGAACGGATGCGTTAAACGAAGATTGCTGATTTATTGTTGTTGGCAAGGTAGGTAGGTTCAATACGGTTATGCCCGCGCCTGCGTTGTTCGTGAAAGCCGACCATATCCGATCGTCGATGCGGTACGCGCTATACAGTTCTACGGATTCGACAAGGTTGCTTACAACGTTGCCCAAATCAAGCCGCTGCGGCTCGACGTGTATATTCTCGAACCAATCGAACCCTACGCCCATGCCGTCTATAGGACACTTACCTAGATTAGCGTCGCGCCCGCCTTCCCCGCGCGGTGCGCGCTGCGTGTTTACGTGAACAGCTATGATGCTTCCCGGTGATGGTACGCGCGCTTCTACCGGATTAATTTCGTCCGTGATGTCGTCAATGGTAAAATAAAGCCGGCCAAACTTACCGACCGGAGTCGGCAGCGCAGCGCCCCACCCGCCATACGGTATTAACGCGTTAGGGAATGATCGAAAGCCGACAGCGTACTGAACGCTGTTGTCTATATGCGCGCGTCCGGCGAAAGTAGCCATGTTACGTCGTCACTTTTTTGTAGGCGTACCCGTAGTTGTAGCTCTGTTCCTGATTGAACGACAGCCCTTCGTTGCCCGGTCGAACTACTGGGAAAACAACCCACGTGTCCGCGCCGACTACGACTTCCTGCCCGACGGTTAACCCGTGCATATTTACGGTGCGCATATCCGGCACGTAGCCCATGAGCCGCGCGCGGTCCGGAGCGGAACCGAAGTACCACTGATAGAACGGGATAGGCATTAGCGGCTTGAACCCGTTAAGCGATGATTCTTGCAGCGCCATAAATTGCACGTTCGGCCCATCCATGTACCCGAAAACGAACCCGTTATTTATGTCTTCGCCGTCGTCGTCGTTTGCGGCAGTGGATATCGTATTACGGAAGTATTTCGACGGCGCTACAGTATCCGGGAACCCTTCGGCGTGCCATCCCGGGCCGAACGTGGAGTTGTTCGAGTTTCCGCCATGCAGTCCCATGTGGTGTTGGATGCTGTGCGGGTTATCGATGTAACTGGCGTTCTGGTCCCAGTATCCGGAATAAACGTAGCAGCCGCCTACCCAGTCGCCAAGCTTGTTCATTTGACCGAATCCGAAGTGGCGATAAATGCCGGAACTTCGTTCGACAACGACGTGGATGTAATTGTCGTCTTCGAAAAAATGGTAAGACGGGTACGGCCCGGTCATCATATTTGTGTACCGGTTACTTGTGATAGTGTTCGACGTGTATTCAGCGCCCCCCTGACTTGTCAGCGCAACGTCGCCCACATAGGTCTGAATCATCGCGTTACCGATCTTATTCGTATCCCAGTAGAACATAACCTTGCAGCTTACCCCTGCCTTGCTCCATACCGCGCGCCGCGTGGTTAGGTTGAACAGATCGGCGGTCCATCCCGCCGTGCCGGTAAGGAACGTATTCAGTTTGTCCATTAAGTCGTCTGGATCGGTCGCTGAACCTGTTTGATAGCTCATATTTATTCGTCCTTCACTGCGCCGAACTGCCACGCGTCGGTTCGGTGTACGTTTTTGAACACAAGGTATTTCTGTTCAGGGGACACTGCGTTGTCGATTATTTCGTCTTCGGACGTTAGGCCGCCGGTCGATGAACACCAAAATACGCCACTGATTTCACCGATTAGCTGCGTCGACGGTGTGTTCCATATAATCGTCAGCGGGAACAGCGGCGTAATGTCGTCCGGGCTGCCCGGTGTCTGTGCGAGCAACACGGTCGGCGTACCGCCCGCCGTCGATGAGTAGAACGCTGCGCGCCACTCGCGGACAGCGCCCGCATTCGCGCCGTCTGTAGGCCAGTCGGACGTTACGAAGCTCGCCAGCGGCCAGACGTTTCTGTCGCCAAGTGCCGACGCCGTCGTCCCGGATGTCCGGAAGTTCTTTATCGGCCACCATGTGCCATCGGTGAACCGCA